GTGAGGCTTTCTGCTTGGTCAGCAGGAAATTCAGCTTCGATTTGTTCTATCAAACGTATAGCAGAAGCAATCACATTGCTGGCACGACTTTCGATGATCAGACGTCGGTCTCTCTGAGCATATTTTTCATCGTACAAGCCATCTAATTCTTCCAAGATGCTTCGAGTTTTTTTCTGCATTATTTGTATGAGCCTTTGGATTATTTAGCGGTGTTTCGGTTCTAATAAATATCTAAATGCTTCGCGCAAAGGAAAACTTATGACAAGTCAAATCAACCCAACAGCAATTAACGATCAGTACCCAGTGGCTGGTCAACCCAACAACACTCAAGGTTTCAGGGATAACTTTGCGGGTACCAAAACCAATTTTGAATATGCTAGTGAAGAAATAACTGAACTGCAAACCAAATCCATATTGAATGCTGCCCTGGACAACGGATCAGCGTTGACCACACAAAACAACATGCTGGGTTCTCCTTTGATTGGCGCCAAGATACGTAATTTTAGCGCTGATTCAGTGAACATTGCAACCACATCGGGTCCTATCACTCTGGACTACAGCCAAGGCCACTATCAACGTATTGCTACCACAGGCAATATCACTTTAGGATTTAGTAATTTTGCACCTTCGGGCAGTTTAAGCAGCATGCGTGTGCAGACCATTATTGATGCGCCTGGACGTACCATGACTCTAAGTCCTTATGTCACACAAGGTACCACTGGCATTCAAGGTTATGCCAATAGCACAATCACTTTTGCAGCAGCAGGAACTTATCAGTTCGGGTTCACAACGTCTGATTCAGGAGCTACAATAGCTATTGAAGATATCAACCGACCTTTGAGCATTTATACCAATGCTTTTGGATACGGTAACACTGCTGGCGGAACAGTCACACAATCTTCTAGCAAGAGTACAGGAGTCACGCTAAACAAGCCCTGTGGTGAAATTACCATGAACAATGCCAGTCTAGCAGCAGCTACCACAGTGACATTTACCTTGACCAATAGCGTCATTGGTGCCACTGATGTGTTGATATTGAATCAAACCAGCACGGCCAATGCCGGCGGTTATCATTTCAATGCTATTTGCAATGCTGGCAACGCCAGCATCAATGTAAGAAACATCATGGCCAGTTCAGCCGCCGATGCTGTGGTATTGCGCTATGCAGTGATCAAAGGATCAACTACCTAACCAATAGGGTTCAATCAAGTTCCAGAATTCTGGAAATGTAGAGGCTAGGTCTTGTTCGCGCAACAGATCTAGCTTTTTTGTTGATTCGCAAAACTTGGCCCATTGCTGACTTTGATTCTCAAGTGGCATATCCATAAAGTCCAAGATGCTGGTAATCTGCCAGTTAGGCTGTTGCGTTTGAAGCTTGTCTCTTATGGCCTGTTTTACTGTGTCCGGCAACACTCGCACATTGATATAGTGAGGATGATGCACCATGTTGAAGAATACAGGAATCTCTCTATCACAAAAATATCTTTGGAGATCCATTACATATAATATGTTCAATGCACATACTGTGATACAAATGTGCATTTTGATATTGTGGTTTGTTTTGGTAAGCTGACGATAGCGCAGTATGTTCTTTTCCACAGTGCTCCAGGTCTCGCCATAACGAATGTAATCATAGTGCGGTCCAATACCGTCAATGCTGACGTCTATGTTTACAGATTTGAACTGCTTTAATATGTCAATGTATTCTTGATTCCAGATTGTGCCATTGGTATTGATGTGCAGACTCTGTTCTGCACTTTGTCCTGTTGCCACACTTTGTTTTAGTATGTGAAACACTTTGTCTAGCAACATGGGTTCAGCACCGTAGATATCATAGTACACTACATCACTCAACCATGACTCCAAGTCAGACCATAGCTGTGTATTTTCGTCACTGTAACTGCTGCGAATTCTACCCCAACTGGCCAGATACTTTTTGTAATCTGGTTCCCACTTTTGTGCTTCCAATTCCCAGTAATCTCGATACCATTTGCTACTCACTTCAGGCCAACAAGTTCTGCATGCTAGATTACAAGTATTGCCCGGCTTGAGATCAACCAATTGTGGTCGTGTGTTAGTAATCACAAGATCTGCAAACTGTTGGTTAGACACCTGTCTGCGGCTGGTTCTGCCGGCTGCTTCCTCGTTCCAACAGGCGCTGCAATTTGGATGCTGGATTCCTTGTTCTAGATCCTGTTTTATCTCGTGGCGTGTGGGACTGTTCCAAGCTTGTTCAATGGTGTGGGTGTCAAGGAAAATTTCCTGCTCTGTAGAGTCACGTAGATAGGTTTGACTGTGGCAGCAAAGCAAGCATCTGCCTGAATTATGCAAAGCTAGGCCTGCATCTGCCCAAACACAATATAAACCTTTGTCTTTTTCCATGTCGTGATCCCGTTAAATCTTAAATATGTATGATATGTCAGAACTCACCACAATATTCACTCCCATTCGATACCTAGTCAGCAAACTGCATTTGAAAATGCCTTGGTCATATGCTGATATTGTTGCAGAACTTGAAACAGAAGATTGGAAGCCACACGGCGAAGTTGCGCCAGTTGGTCACAATCCTTGGCCGGGTATGCGATACAAAGTATTGAGCCCAAAATGGAAAAATCAAAAACTAACTGCTATTAGCCGATACTTTAGCGGTGCAGAATTCAAGAAGCAATCTATTGATTGGATGTATGACAACTACCCAGGTACCGATGTTGCATGGGGCATGGACCGAGAGCAAATGTTCCGACAAAGCGAAACACACATTGAGTTTACTAAAGACATGCCGGGATTTGTTAATGCCTTGCACACAGACTATCGCAAGTTAATTGCTACGGGCATGATCTATTTCTCAGATCACGATACCGAAGATCTCAGCAGTTACTTTTACCGCACAGAACAACGAGATGATCCTGTGCGTATGACTACCAACTTTGGCGATGGATGGTGGCATCAAAATGGCAACTACACCTGGCACGAAGGTTGGAATCGCACAGACCAAGTTCGTTACAGTGGCTTGTTGGGACTAACCATCTACACTGCTGACGCTCCAGTTTGGCCTTCACACTAATTCTGGGAACACAATACGCCAATTGGTGTTGCGTCTTTGATCTAGTGTGTCAAGATGCTGTCGTACCTGTATAATATCAGATGTTATTGAAAATTTACCCAATGCATTCTGCCGACGATGCTCAATTGGATCACCAAATCTTGATTGGGTAAAATGCTCCAACAACCACTGATCAAGAGTAGCTAAATTATTTTGATTCAATATCCCCACTGTGGTGTTGACTGCAAACATACAATTGTGCGGAGCAGATTCAATGTACCATTGTAAATTGTTTTCAACGGTAGTCCATTGAGCAGGATATCGTTGGTATTCAAATCTTTTGCCTACGTCGTCAATACTAAAATCAAGTTGTACTAGTTTGAATTCAGCCCACAATTGTTGTAGCTCTTGATTGGGCAAAATAGTTCCGTTGGTATTGTAATTTAAATATACTTGTGATTTATTTGGAATTGCATGTAAAAATCGCACATGCTCTTTACTCAACAACGGTTCCCCTCCGTTGAAGTGTACTGATTTTAATGCTGTTAGATTCAGTTGTTTCCATAGTGTGTTGGCAGTTGATGATTTTCGAATCCCTAATTCCTGTTGCCACATACTGCTGTTTTCAGGACCACATATTACACAAGCAAGGTTGCAGGTGTCACCAGTCCAATAGTCTATCCTAGTTAATTCAACTGAGTGGTTGTTTATTTGATGATCAGTATACCATTGGTTACTGCCTATCCGTCTACTAGTATATCCTGCTTGCTCATTGGTTTTGCAATTAACACAGCTAGGGGGCCATGTTCCTTGAGAAAAACTTTCTCTAATAGAAGTTAGGTAGCTGTGGTTAAAATCCAACTGCTGTACCGGCACAGTAGGTGATATACAACAAGGTGATATTCTAGTACCACCTTGTTGTGTAACAACATTTAGATTTTTAAACGCATCTACGCAAGTAATCATGTTACCCTGCTTTGATCTTGCCCAGCATTTGTTTTAGTTTAGAACTTTGAATATCTGCCGATACTTTGGGTCCCTGCTCCCATGCAGGGGTTCCTGTTGCACGTTCCCACTTAGTAGGAGTGTTGCCTTCGATTGCATCAGCAGCCTGTACTTGGCTCTTGGCTTTGATGGATTCCATTAAACTTGCACTTGGCTTGTGACCAAAAGAGCCCGAGTCACCGTCCTCACCACCAGCATCAGTGATACGCATGGTTTCGATGTTGTATTCTAGATCAATCTTTTGCCCCACACCTGTGGAACTACGACTCTTCATACACTGGATTTGATATTTGCCACGTTCTTTCATAGCACGACTAGTAAAGATACCAAACACGTTGTCAGCTGTGTTGATCTTTGAAATACCACCTGAAATGTGCGAGTGGTCGAACTCAATCTCCTCCACAGCCGATCGATTCAACTGCGATGCTGTCACAAGCAAGATGCCCAGCTCTTTGGCCAAGTTGCGAAGTTCTTCAGACACATACTTGTCTTTGACAAACAAGTCGTTGGGACTGACTTTGGCACTAACTGGCATCAGCAAGTCCAAGTAGTCAACCATCATGAAGTCCACTTTGTGTCCTGTTTTGATCTGATACTCTTTCAAGAACGCTCGAATGTCGTTGATGTTGCTTTGTGCTGGCAATGCTTTGACTTGATAGCTACCTGCTTTGCGTCCTACCATTTTGACTTTGAGTGCGGCTGTTTGTTTGTCTCGGCGGATGTCCTTGGTTGACATTTCAGTCAACATGGCTGCTGTACGCAAGCCTGTGAGCTCTTCTGAAAGTTCTAACGAGATATAAACACCATGCAATCCCATTTGTACCCAGTTTAGCGCAATGTTCATCATGACCAGCGATTTACCCGAACCCGAGCCACCTGCAAAGATGTTGAGTTCGCCACGGCTGAATCCACCGTACAGTAGCCTATCCACTTGTGGCCACCCTGTACTAACTTGTCCACCAGCATCAAAATACTTGGCAAACATGCCTTCTGGATCAGACCAAAAGTCTGTGCCAAGGTCCTTGGTCAAACTGATCTGTACAGCATCTTTGATCAGCTTTTCAACTGGCTCAAACTCGCCCTTTTCCAACAAGTCGGCTGCCTTCAAAATAGCACGTTCCAGTTCTTGACGCTTGGTAAACGCTTCGAACTCTTCCATGAACCAGTTGTAGTGGCCTTCATTGAGATCAGGCACAGTCTGCAATTTGATACCAGTGGCCGCGGCAATCTGCGTACGATCAGGTAATGTGCTATACTTGGCTGAGTGTTCTTTGATGAACTCTGCTGCCTTGCGTAGACTCTTGTCGAAGTTATCTGGATTGTAGATGTTCTGCACACGCACATAGCTCTGCGCATCCTCTAGCATCATCTCCAAAAACAAACGTTGAACATCACTGCTGTAGTCTTTTAACAAGATTCTTCTTCCTTAATTCTATCTTAATTTTACTAGTTTCTCGGGCTTCAAGTATAGTTAGTACGGTACCTAGTCGTCCATACTTCTTTACTGCATCATTGACGTCTTTGCAATCTTCCCAGTCGGGTATGCTCACTGCCCATCCTAGTTCTACTGCACGATCTATTAACTCAATACCTGCTCGGTCTTGGTCAGGTACCACTGTTATTTGTCGATCTAAACTGCGAATCAAACGTGCCTGCGCATCGCTTATGTCGTTGTGCATCACTGCTAGGCCACCTATTGACAGTGCGTCAAAGATACCTTCCATCACAAACACATGTTTCCAGTCTTCGGGCTGTTGGTCTATGCCAAACACATAGCCTGGCTGACTTTCTGATATAAACTTAGGCGATTTGCCATCAATGAATCTAGCAGTCCAGCCCACTAGTTTATTGTCATGCGTAAATGGCACAATCACACTGGGCCTAGTCCAATGAACACCATCTGTTCTTATCTGTGTCATCAGCGGAAAGTCTTCGGGCACACAGCGTTCTCTAGCGTATTCCCAAAACTTACCATGCTCGGATGTCAGCAATTCTGCTGCCGGCGGCAGCTCACGTTCTTCAAATGTGATGCCCTGTAGCACATTGAACATTCGTTGACGTTCATCCAGAATACCGTGTATGTTTTTGTGCCGCAGACTTTCAATAGTCAGTGCTTCAATTTCACGTTCTGGTACGCCCATCCATTCCAACAAACGTTTTGCTTTGAACCCAACCGATCTGCCAATTTGGAAGCTGGCAGTAAAGCCGCAGTTGAAGCAGTGATAACTCCAGTTTTGATCTGTGACCTTGAGTCCTCCACGCTGACGACTGTCCTGACCTTGTCCTGTATGATGACAACAGACCGCATTGAAACTAATCCAACCGCTGGGACTGTTTTTTCTTTTTGCGGGCAAGTAACTCAAGATGTCAAGCATCTTGTTATTATAGCAGAGTTTGTGTCAACGGTACATCAAATTGGTAACTGTGCCGTTGTTAATGATAACACTGGCCAAGATAGTACCGCCAAAATTCATTGGCAAGTAACCTGCGCCACCGTCGGTCACTGTGATAGGACCGCAACCACCATCGCTGGCCAAGCTGGCCACGGCTTTGGCACCAGCACCATTGCCCACAATTACCACGTTGGGCGGTGCAATATAGTTGTAACCTGGATTGTTTAGAGTGATACCTGTGACCACACCATCAACTACAGTAGCAGAAGCTTGTGCTCCCCAACCTTGACTTTGGTTGAATGCCACGCGGATCAAGGGATGAAATCCCACTACATTGAGATAAATGATGCCTGTGTGATCTAGGTATTGTACTGAATCAGTTACATTGTACCAAGGCGATTCATAGTCTTCTGCACCTTGTGCCTTGATGGTTCCTGTATAGTGTGTGAGCTCCATTTTGATAGTGGTCAGACTAGAACCATTGGTGGGGATTTGGCTAGAATAAAATTCTGTTTGCTGCAAGTAGTTCAGCGGCTGTGGAGTCAGCGCCCAGTCGGGCCATCCATTGGGCGGATTCTGTGGCCAGGATGTTGGTCCATAGATGGTAGGAATGGTCAAGTCTGTGCTGTTTTGAAACTGTGGAAATACCGAATCCACAATGTTAGCATCGCCCCTGGCACCAGAGTTGTCATCTACATACACAGCTTGTACATAATTTCCAGCAGTTCGTTGAATGCTGTAGCTGGCTGGTTGCGCCAACAAGTTAATGGTGTCCTCGGTATTGAGCACAACTTTGACACGCCCTGTGCTGGCACTCAGCACTTCCATGTCCTTGCTCAACAACAGTTCTGATCCGTCTTGGCTGATCAGTCGGAACACAAAGCCGCTGCCAGTGATGTTCACGGGCTTTTGATCTTGATTGATGAATTCAAACAGGAGGACGTTGTCCACACCTTTGTTTAGAGTTAATTGTTTTGCGTACACTGGGTCGTACCTCATTGTGAAGTATCCACCACTGGTGTCAACGAGTAAAACCCGAGTAATTTGTTGATAAAGATAGACGGTGGTGGAATACATAGCTCTATTTAGCCGGTTATAAATAACCCTGATGGGCAGTGATATCTTTACAAAATTAGCCGAAAAATATCCCTTCATAACATTGTGTGTTTACGCCAACAATGAATATGTGGGAATTGTGCAAAATCGCGACGACGCGGTAACAACTATCTATGACTTTGGTGCTGTGGTCAGTCAGGCTGACAAGATTGCATTTTTAGATTTGGCCACGCTGTGGTGGTGGGAAAGCAATCGTAGCATACCCATAAACATCTTTTTGCGCGGGGATTGGGATCGTTTCCGTCATACCTTGCGCACATTTAGCAACAAAGATCTAGAAATCTTGCACGGGCCTGTGTGCAGTCTTAGCGACATAACCCGCAAAAAAATCAAACGCAAGAGTATTACACTGGTTCGACGGATTGATTAAGCAAGTTCATGTGCAGTGATACCAAGGCTGCATAAGAAATCGCATGTGCTTTTTTGAACGTATAGCCCCGGCTAGTATCCCCATCCCATACACTAGCAAACACCTCGGCCCAAGGGCGCCGTTGCAAGTGTGCTTTTCCTGGACGAATAATTGATATAAAAGCTGCCAGTCTTGGTATGCTGTCTGGCTTCATTTCTTTCAACAAATCATAGTAGTTGCCCACGTGCGCCAATTGACTAACCCAATGCGGATCAGTCCACAGTCTTGACCAAGGCGGCGTGGCCGCCAACATAACATCATAATGTTCGGGACTTTGAATCATGCTGTACACACTCATGTTCAAGAAGTCCAGTTTGAAGTAGCCGCGAGCTTCTGCTGACTCGTAGTCTATGGCTGCACAGTTGTTTATCAAATCCACCGGAATGTCTGTGACATACACTCCTGAATTGTGACGTCTTACTTGCCCATTTGTTTCTAAACGTGCAGGCACATGTTGAATCAGTTTCAACAACTCATCCCTGTTGGGCATGTCAATGTCGATGTCTGCGCTCATTTGTCTTGTGTGTTGCACAAGGCCACAGCAATTTTAACAGCATCTTCTGCACGATCCCTGGCCAACAAGGCATCGGCCACTGTGGGATGTTGAGCAGCAAGTTGTTGGATACGTGATTCTTCAGCCATTTTCATTCTAGCCCAGTTTAGTACACTTTGAACTTCGGGGGCGAGTTCCACAGTAGAATAAGAACTTGGCATTGTCAGCCAACTGCTGCCATCGTAGACTTCCATGTTTTGGCTCGAACCATTGTAACGAACTTGCCCTATCAAACTATTTCCAGTTGAACTGGCACTGTTGTAAAACTGTGGCCAGCTGGCATGGCCTCCGCTGATTTGCACTCCGGTGCCGCCACTGATAACTCTGATCATATTACCATCCTGCTTTGCTTAAAATGTCACGAGCATACTGTTGGTCTTCAGGGTGCTCGTGGAATCGTTGCTGCCAACGATCTGAATCGATGTAGGGCCAAATCATGCCCAGTTGTCCTGCGTCTAGACCGCTCAAAAATTTCTGTCCAGATTCTGAATTGTAAATTACCCAAGGACTCACACGCCCTGTGGTTATTGCATAACACACAGCATTGGTATTGCCATAGCGCAAACAATCCTGTGCTGGGTGTCCTGTTTTTTCATTCCAGTCTATGCTGTATTCTATAGATCGTGCCAGGGCATCGTCAACTGTTTCGACCAACAAATAATACAGTAGATACTCTGTGTAGATCTGATCACTGCACCAGCGGTCAATCTTTTTGTTTTGTTTTAGTAACCATTCCATGAAACGTGCTGGATTGATTGCTCGTATGCTCACACAGTAACGTCCAAACTTTACAAAAGCCTTGTAGTAGGGAGAGTCAGCAAAGTCGTCGAATGTTTTGGCAGCAGTGGGTTTGAGTGTTTGATAGAACAACACAAACGCTTGAAAGCCCAGCTGAACACCGCGTTCGCTCTTTTCCAAGCGCCTGCGCTTGGGCTCGCACATGTGTGTGAGTATTGAGCTTTCGCGAGCAAATGATTTTTTGCAAAACTCACAGACAAATTTACTTTGTGTCTGTTCCATGCTGGCGCAGATATTCATCTAGTTCTTTTTTGGTTGTGATGGTGGTCATCAAATCCAACTCATCATCTTTGTAATGTGGGAATAGTTCTGCCAACTGTTTGCGTATGGCTGAACTGCTTTCTTTCTTCTTGGGCGGGATCCAATTGTGCTTGAACGCACCCATGTCTGGACTCACAGTAGTAGCCAACAGCCATTGCAGTTTCTTGTGGCGAGTAGAGTTAAAGCTAAAGAAATGTTTGTTCAGTCGCTCATTGGTGGCAATTACATAGAACTCTTGCAGTTCTCTTGAGCCTTCTACACAACTACCCCAGCGAATCATCAAGAACGGAGCAAACTTCTTGCGTTCTTCGACTGTGAGCTCGTCGTAGAAGTCTCGATTCTTGCGATCAAATTGTCGCATCTCATTGGCAATGTTTAGTTTGTCACTCATGGGTTTTGCTCAGGTTGTGGATCATTATAACACGATCCAGGGCATCTTGTAAAGTGGGATTGGTCTTGGCAGCTCGCCGAATTTCGCCCCATAATTTAGCGTCCATTATATGTTCGCGTAACGGCCTGCCGTCTTCTGTTCTCTTATCGTAGTCTATTCTGTGACCAGTTACTGGATCGTAATCAGATCCTATTGCTACTCTGGTGCTCGGGTCTGCGCCGAACTCACGGGCGTAAGTAACGCCATCGGCACGTTCGTAAATGTATGTTGCACCAGGAGTTAGATCACCCATTGGTTACCAAGCCTTGTTATAGTCTACAATTTCACAGTTACGACTGATGTCTTTGACAAAGTACACACAATCAGGTTGTTCACCGTCAGTAATTGGCACTGCCAACATCTGGCCGTTTTTGAGTTTGGGTGCGTACCACGATACTTCGTGATACACATCTAGGATTTCAATGTCGGGGAAACTGGGTCTAAAGCTTGACAGCGGGTTGAACTGAAACACTCGGAACCCACGGTCATTGATTGATGTCAATGGCAGCACTTCTAGATCTCCCATGTCGGGCTCTCCAATCAGAATCTGCCAGTCCATGGGCATGCGGATAGTGTTTCGTCCGATACGCAATACCAGTGCAGGTGAATTAAAGCTTTCCAAGAAAATCAAAGGTATAAAGTGATAGTCTGGATCTGCTGGATTGCTGTTGTCTAGTATGGCAAATCGCATGTCATCTATCTCTTCAGGCAAATGATCTAAATCATAAGTTTCGTTGTCTAGTGTTAATATTCTCATATGTTGTAATATACAGTATTGTGCTGGCTGTGTCAAGCCAGCTTCATCCATTCAAGTTTTTCAGTAGAGAATGGATAATTGGCTTCTTTGTAGTAGGCCTTGCGCTTGGTCAAGTGGCGCTTGGCAAATTTACATGTGCTGGTTATGTCCCAGATTTCCACATGGTCTTTATCTTCCGCTTTACGTATGCCACGGCCAATCGACTGAATGACTCTAGTAAAGCTCTTACCAGACTCAAGCATAACCAAGTTAAATATACGGGGAATGTTAATGCCAACAGCAGCCACGCCATAAGTTGCCACAATGATTTTATCTGTTGCTTCAGCCACTTCATCATATTCGCTTTGTCTATCTTTTGATTTTGTTGCGCCGCTCACAAACACAGCGCGGTCTCCCAGTCGTTCTACCAAGGCATGACCAGCTGCCACACGGTCCACCAACACCAAGGTATTGCCTGTTTCGTTTACTTGCCGCACCAGAGCTGCAATAGCATCTAGTCTGCCTGACTCTTCCAGCAAGTATTTTAGTTCTTTTTGATAGTCTGCAAACTCCACATGATCCACCAACTGTACAATGTTCACATGACACTGTGCCAGCACACCTTGTTGTTGCAGTTCATTGGCACTAAGCCTACCAATCACTGGTCCCAAGCTTACCAACAAGCTTTGACTTTCAAACTTTTCTTTGGGTACTGTACCAGTCAACCCCCATCGAATTGGCACTTGCGCCATTACCCCTGTGAGCAAGGTTTTTAGAGCATCTGCCTTGGCCATGTGTACTTCATCTACCATGACGCATACTACACCTTCAATAAACTCGCCTATGGTACAATCACCTATGCCTGCTTTGGTATTCTTGAGCAGCACATTGAGGCTTTGCCAGGTACATATGGTGTGTGTACGACCCCACTCTTTGCGATCACCAAAGTACACACCCACATCCAGACCCAGGTTCACATAGTCACGTTCGGTCTGTCTCACCAGGTCTTTGTTGGGCACAATCACAATACTGCGTCCGTATGCTTCTACTGCTGAACTCAAGGG